GCCGGCGAGAACCAGGCATTTGCAACATACGCGACTACGGTTCTCTGGGATGAGATTGACCCACGAGATGGCGGCGAAGTAGCCGATGCCCTGTGGAAGACCACGCAGGCGCTGAACACTGCGGTTCTCGGAGGCTTCCTGTCGCGCGAGGCAGCTGCCATGTTCTTGGCACAATACATCGACACTATGGCCGAGTGGATCTCGGACGATCCCGAATTGCCTGGCGAACGCGAGCGGATAATCAAGGACCGGATCTTGATGGCCAGGCTGGACGGCGCGGAGGAAGAGGAACTGGAGATGATCGAAAAAGCTCTGGAGTTGGCGAGCGCGGCCAGGGCCGGCGGCGCGGGTGACTGACGATGTCTGAGCTCAGCAAGCAGCTCTGGCGGAACGTCATGAAGATTCGGACAGATAGCGACGAGGAGTTCGTGCGCTACGTCCTGGAAGCCAGGAGTGAGTACCTATCGCTGCGCCTCAAGCAAGAGCCGGCTATACGGCAGATCTACGTCGATGCCGCTGCCAACGTGGCTCAGGATATTGCACGGCTTGCCCCGGGCGCCAGCGATCTGACGCGTAACCGGTTGATAGCGTTGGAGAAGAGCCTGACGCGCGAGGCTGAGAACATCCAACAGGCTCTGGAGAGACGACTCAGGAACGATCTGCAGGAAGCTGTGGGGCTGGGGGCCCGACCGCTGCAGATGCACATGACCAGCGCCGTGCAGGCTGCTGGTCTACCGCTGGATGTGACGCGAGTGCAGCGCGGTTTCGGCCACGTAAACACCGCTGCCGTGGAGGCTATATGGGCCCGGACGCGCAACGGTATGAAACTGTCGGATCGGATCTGGGAGACGTCGGATAACGCGCGCGACAACATCCGGGCCATTATCCTGGACGGCGTAGCCCGTGGCCGAGACTCCGCACAGGTAGCCCGGGATCTGGAGCAATACGTTAGGCATGGCGCGGCGACGATGGCCGGGGACTACCCCGGCATGATGGAACGCATAGGTACGCGAGTGCCGCAAGATCTCTGCTACGAGGCGTGGAGGCTGGCGCGGTCCGAGATGTCCATGGCATTCATGGAGGGCGTGTACGCCGCTGGGAAGGTCAACCCGGCATATAAGGGCGTCCGCTGGTTGCTGTCAGGCAGCCATCCGGTGCCTGATATATGTGATGATCTGGCCAGTGCAGACCTTTACGGCCTGGGCCCGGGAGGCTACCCTGCGGGCGACGAACCCCCATATCCACATCCTAACTGTTTATGCACAGTGGCCCCGATGACGGAGGACACACAGGAATTCGTGGAGCGGCTGAAGAACTGGCGGGATGACCCGGGTAGCGAACCGCAATTCGAAAAGTGGTATACAGACGTATACCTGGGGCACATCGCTCAGCAACCGCCGTCTTCCCAGGCGGGAGTAACGGTGCCTTCACCGGCTCAAATACTCCAGCCACCCAAGAAGCAGACGTCGCAACGGGTGCCAATGACAAAGGCTGAGTGGCAGAAGTCGCTGACCAACCTGGTCGGGAAAGAGGGCGTCGAGCTGGATACCGCAGCCAGCGAGATGGTCCGGAAGTTCCGATCGGCGTTTGATGCGGAGCTCGAGTTTGAGGACGAACTAATCAAGGCGCTGGCGAAGCGTAGGGGAGGCGGCAAGCTCAGGAGCGCCGTGGCGGAGCTGGGTGTGGCGTTGAACCGCCTGCCCATCGATGCAACGCGGGACAACCCGTCATTCAAGGCGCTCAGGCTGGGTGATGATCTTGGGCGGTTATACGGCGACTTCAACCCGTCTAGAGGCATCATTCGCATAGGCGCCGATACGTTCACGTCCCGGCCAAAACTGGAGCTCAATAGAGCCAGCCGCGCGTATGAGACGCTGATCCATGAGATTGGTCACGCGGTGCACTGTGCTAACGAGGGGCACTTCACGCCTTGGATGAACACGATGTGGGACCTGGACCCGCTGCGCAAAACGGCGGGGTTATGGGACCTGAAGCACTACATGCGGGCTCCAGGTGTGCCCAAGGACACAGATGGCATGACGCCGTATGGCAGGAAGGATCCGCTGGAGGACTTCGCGGACACATGGCGTATACTCTACGTGGAGCGTAACGGGCCTTCGCTGACGACGCATACTGCTACCAGTGAAGGCGGGCGTATCGTGTACGGTGACCCGCACCCCAGGTTCGCCATTCTGCGCGAACTAATCCTACAATTGGGTTGGAAGGTGCCTACGCTATGATGAGGATCCGATATCGATGTGTGCGAGACGGGCAGACGCTGAATGCCCTGGTTGAGTTTGACAGCACAGGCGCGGGGCGTATCGTCTACGCGGACGATGCCTACATCAGGGAAGCTCTCGAGACAGCACTAGCTACCACGCTGGAGTATGAGACTGGCGAGTACCGGAACGGGGCCTTGGCCACTATTCCTGTACGAGCGGAACCAGGCACACCTGAGCACGCTGACGGCATGGTGAATCCGTCCATCCTGCTGGAGAAGGGCATCGGTACCGTGCAGATCGAAGGCAGCGTGTAACCGATGGACAACGTGCACTACCTCAAATACGACATGTGGATACGGGCCACCTATCGTCTGATGGACTGGGTGGTGGAATGCGCGGCTGTGTGGGACGAGATGCCTGGCTATCGCCGGGAGGGCAAGCTCACATATTTCGCGCAGCTGGGCTCGAACCTATCCATGCTCCGCGCGGCGGAGAGGTTGGGCACGCTGAGCCGGAAGCAGATCAGGGAGCTCAGGAATCTAGAGCGCCTGGCTGTGAATGCGGAAGGCACCATCAAGATACTGAACGAGAGGCACGAGGCTGCGAAGGCGAGGGAGCGTGATGGATAATGGAGGCTTTGTGTGACGAGTGCGGCAAGGTTTTCACGGTGTCGCCTCAGGCCCGCCGGGATGGCGAGATCGAAACGACATTCTTCATCTGTGCTCACTGCGGCCATGAATACATCGTGTGCAGAACGGATCCGAGCATACGCGCGCTGCAGGCACAGACCGACCGGCAGCGCCAGCGCAACAACGAACGCTTTCAACGGGGTGAGCTGAACAGATGGCACATAGGGCACATGCGGCGCAAGGTGAACCTGCTTAGGACCCGGCTGGATGCATTGAATCGGGCCGAGTAGCCACAGCCACATATAGCTGCAAAGCAATCAACCGCTAGGGAGTAATCCCGAGGCGGTTTTTTCATGCCCGAAAGGAGGTGGAAGAGTGTCAGAACGATTCACGATTTCGACGACTGTATCCACGCGCGCCTGGGGTGAAGTTGACCAGACCGCGATGTTCAAGAGGCTTGTGGAAGGGGTTGACGCCAAAAAGGCAGGGGCCAAGGATGCCATGCGTGAGATGTATGCAGTCCTCAAAACCACGCCATCCGGTGAGCTCGCTGCGAGTGAGGCCTGGGGTGCCCATCACGAGATCGACGACAAGGGCACCGTGAAACTGAACAAGTCGGCCCTGGTGGCCACCGTAGCGGAGCTAGCTAAAGCCGGGGATGATCTGACGCCGCTGCAGCGCGAGCAGGCGAGGCAGCATCTTCTCAAGCACTACGAGGAACTCGAGCTGGAACCGCCTGAGAGCCTCAGCGGAGAGATGGTGCGCGTCACTGCTACCGTCTGCGGCGAGATGTCTGTGTCTGAGATCCCCGTGTCGCCAGCCGTGGACATGGAAGCTCTCAAAGAGGGCGATGAGGATCCACTGGAGGTCGTCGTAGAGATCCCCGCAGGCCGCTCTAAACGCGGATGGGACTATCTGCCCAGAGCGCTTCAGGACATCGTTGATGTGGTCAACGCAGAAGGGCTGCCAGGCTATTCAGGGCATCAAGCTCCCGGAAACGTTGACTGGGAATTCAGGACACCGGTCACTCACTGGGTGGGTGCCGTCTGGCGGGACGGCTCCGCGTACTTCCGAGGCCTCGTCGACAAGGCTGCAGCGGATCTCAAACGGTGGATCAGGGGCGGGACCGTCAAGACGGTCTCGATCTGGGGTATGCCCAAGCTGGCCTACGAAAACGGGGAGACGAAGGTCATCGGCTATGAGCCGCTCAGTATAGACTGGACCCCGCCGCGCAGGGCCGGCATGCCTACGCAGATTGTGGCCATGGGGGAGATGGACTCGATACCGCCGTTCGGCGAGATGGATGGCAGCCTGGAGGATCTCAGCGAGGCGCTAAGCCAGGCCGCCGAGCGCAAGCTCAGGGTGGACGGAACAGACCGATGGTGCTGGATCGAACGCACTTATGAGAGCTATGTAATCGTCTCGTATAGTGGCAAGGGCGTTGAACGGAAGCTGTACAAGTTCGACTACGCCGTAGACGGGGACAAGGTGATCCTCGGCAACCCGGTCGAGGTCGAACTCAAACGCGTTTACGAGCCCGTCTCATCGGGCGAAATGGATACCGGAGGTGAAGGGAAAGTGACTTGGAAAGAACT